TTATAATGATTCAAGACCTACTTTCCATGTATTCTTTCCAACAATTCCATCCGCTGTCAATCCGTGGCTTCTCTGCCAGGTCTTGGTCGACGCTTCCGTACCGCTGCCGAATTTGCCATCTGCTGTCGTACCAATGATGATCTGCCATACCTTAACCACATTTCCTTTACTACCTTTTCTGATCGTAGTCATATTGTAATCCTCGCTTTCTGATTTTGATGTATTTGTTGCTGCCACTGCTTTATTAAATAAAGCCTGCTCTGCCGACCTACGTCTTTTAAGTCCTGCAAGCACTTTACCATTTGCTTTACAGTACTGTGGCATTGCTACAGCAATCTGTGATGCGTTTCTACCTGCACAAAGCTTTTTAAGGTTGCCAGCTCCACAATTAAATGCAAACGACACCAGAGCATCAAACTGATTCTGGTTGAGATTTGCAGTGATTGGCACATACGCTGCACTGTTGACGTAGCTCTCGAACTTTCCACAGTCCTGCTTCAAATATGCATCTGCCTGTGCCTGCGTGATTGTCATACCTTTTTTTACTCCGGCGGTATGTCCATAACCGATGGTCCATACTCCGGCAGCACACTGATAAGCAGACAAGCGGCAGCCCTCGAACTGCTTAATTAGATTAAGACCTGCCTGTCCAATTTTTCTATTTGCCATATAATTACTCCTCCTCTACTTCTGGAATTCCTGCCAAGGATGTAAGCCATGATACGATACCGGCTACAATTGCGGATGATACTACCATCTTCCAATCCACTGCTGAAATCACTGCCCCTGTACCGATTACTGCTACCGCTGTCTGCGCCATAGTCTTAATAGCTCTGATTCCTGCTGCTTTCGCCCATTTTTGTGTGCTTACTGATGGTTTAAATACCGAATTTTTTAACATATTATTTTCCTCCCTCTAAATCTGCAATGCGATGATTGATAACTTTTACCTGTTCTTCGATAACTGGAACACGTTGCGCAAAATTATTATGCAAGCGTACCTCGCGCGTCAGTTCATCAATCTTACAGTCTGTGACTGCCTGTGCGGTCTGAAGCTTCTGTTCTGTTTTTTTCTGCCCTGAACTGACTGTGAGTACCGTTCCGATTAACGCTAATCCTCCTGCTACCAATGCCGATATAATCGATTCCAAACGACCAACCTCCCTCTTTCTTTATAAAACCATTATAAATCTGCCAAGCCTTGTATTTGTGCCATTTTGCAACGCAAAAAGCGCCGGACAATTAATCTGATAGACTAATCATTCGGCGCTATGGCACTGCTTTATTTTGTTGCTATTATTATACACCACAATTCATATAAATCAAATATTTTAAATCGCAATTCTGTGATTTTAAGAAAATGTACTGATTATCTAAATTTACATTTGCAAATTATTACCTTATAATTTTTTTGAGAGAGTCATCTACGAAATTGATTTAAAAAATACCTTCCCAGATGACTTTTCTCCTCTTATCGTGTTATACGAGCCGGAATTATCCGGCTCTTTTTATTTTACCATGTTGCATCACTGAAACCAGAGTTTAATAAATTTTTTTTCCACATTTTACACATAACCTTGTTATATGTTCTTGTCCAAAAAATGACCACATTTCATTTGTATTTACATATTCATGTTTACATAACAACTGCCTAAATACATATTTTATCATAATCATGCCCTCGGAATAATGACAGCCCACTTATCGTTAACATTATCATATTTTAACAATCCTTCAGTCGAAATTGCATAAATCTGAAAATCATCGATAAATAAAAGCATAGTTGATGACTTATATGATTTTGAATCACTATAATCTATGACAGTCACATATAAAACATCATTCTGCTTTGCATAAGAGTTATAAAGCTGAGCAAGTGTCAGCGTCTTCGTTTCTTTTAATGGCAAATGAACAATATTTAACGAGTTTCTCGTCCTTGCAACGATTGCATCCATACTTAATTTCTGGGAAACCACATCACGCTTTTCTGTTATTCCGCCTCTCGTAATAGTAGGTTTCATTTTGACATTTTCAAACGAAGCAGTTGCCGTGGAAAGCCAGACGCTAATATATTTTATTTTCGTGTATTTTCCATCAATGTTATTAATTTCAACTGGAGAAGTTACATAAAATGTTTCAAGTTCCGAATCCTTCGCCCGCTCAAATGAGACTGCTAATGCCACTCCAGATGCGCTAGGTCGATTTTCGAAGTGAGGATCCATACTGTAAATGTCATTATATAATGGAATATTTTCAAAATTATCATGAATTAATCTAAATAATACTTGATTTGTTTTTGATGGAATTTTTCCATTGCTTCCGATAAGTAAAGATCCATCATTTTTAGCTTCCACCGTTGTTAACGACGAACTGTTGAATGACTTCGCATAACTGCCTGTGCTTGTTGCGCAATATGGAAATGGAATTAAATTCTCCTTGCACATCTCAATCTGCTCCTGCAATCCTGCGTTTGACATCGAATATTGTTTATAATCTGACGCAACAGTTCCGTATTCCAGCATCGGCTTGAATATAACATTATTTAAAGTTACTCCTTTCCACACAGAAATGTATGGAGCTATATATTTATATCCCGTCACAACGGTCCCGGCTTGTGATACCCTGATAATTTTCCCCGACGATGGCGATGGCGCGTCTTTTTTTGTATAAACGCGCGCGCTTAAGCAGTACTTTCCACTCGAGCTTCCATTTGGCGAGCCGCTTATCGTGTATTTTATATTATCATCAATCTCTAAATCATTAAAATATTTAATCCAAAAAATTAAATCGTCAGTTGCAGTGCCATTTGCAGTTATCGTCCCGTCGCCATTATCTATAAACGTCACACCATTAATCGTCCGTGTTGTTTCATGATATGGGTAAGGAATTAAATTTTCATTTATAATCGTTAAACTCTGGGAGACATCCTCTATCGCTTCTTTATTATTGACTATCGCTCCAGTCACGGTACCATCCCCGATTTTTGATATATCCGCACTTCCAAGCTTCGCAATAACACCGGACGTTTTATCAACAACCCAATTCAAAGCATTGACAAGATTAGTTTTCACTTCTGTTTTTAAAGATTCCAACGTTCCGATCTGCTTTTGTAAATTTCCGGCTGCATCCTCAGATAACTGACCTTTTATATCATTGAACCATGTTATAAAATCTGCCTGCTCCGATGCTTTAAATCCGGCAAGATCAGCTTGCACTTGCTGATATAATGTTGTTGTATCAAATTCGCTGATTGCCGATATAATGCCGCATCTTGCAGTTTCATAACGTGTGTCCGTAATTCTCTGATTGGAAATAGCTGAAGAATTTTTATTTACAAATAAATCTGCTAATCCTAATTCCCAAATTGATTCTGTTCTTGTAAGCTCTGGTCTTAAAGGACTTGCTGCAGGTATGCCCTCTACAATATATAAATCGCAGATTCTCTCCGAATCATTATCGTTCCATCTTAAGACTACAGTATCAATTCGATCATAATTAGAATCTGCTGCCTGAATTGCAAGCGTCCGCTGATTTTCTTCCAGTTTCAACCCTCCTGCACAAATTGCAAAACCAGGATTAACAATAACATTCATTCCACTACCTGCTTCGACCTGCAGATTGGTAGATGGGTTTGGTAAAATGCCATCCGTTAATAATTTGGCTATCAGTTTTCTAAGTGGTGCGGACGTAATCGCACGATCATACACCGGTGTTCCATCACTCTCAAATGTGACATGTGAATCAAAAGGAAATCCTATCATAATTTTTGTCCTCCTCTATCTTTTTAAAATTATTGGTGTACCAAATTCCATTGTCATGCTCCACTGTCCGGACTTCATGACTTCATAGCAGCCAATTAATCTGGCTTGGGCAGACAAATCCATTTCTGGAATTTCTATACTGCACAAATCTCCTAAATCAAAATCTGTTCCATATTCGTAACTACTCTCCATTGCGTCAAATTCAACATTAATAATTTTGGGATATCCGGTTAATGCATTCAGCGCTTCATTATCCATAGCAACAGCCAAATCGCTGCTTGTATACTCATTTCTATTTAATGTAGAACTATTTGATAAAAACCAATACTCATCATCGCCAGATGCAGCGTTAAAAGTAGCTCTCGAAACATACGTAGTGACATCATTATCTGTTTGTTCATTCGTATTTAGGCAAGCATTTTTATATTCTGTATCATCAATTAAAATATTTGGGTTCTTTATATTTCCGTATTTTGTCGAAAAAATAATTGGATTATTTCCATCTGCATTATTTTCCGTCCGGTCAGATCCACTCCATACTTCGAATTTCTTATTGCTTTCCACGAAATCATAAAGGACTCTATAAGACATGCCGGATGGTTTTAAGATGTCATAGATCTTCCACCCGAGCAGTTCTCCGTTGCGATAATGCACAGAATCTTTTCCTCTTCCGAGCGATATCCCGGAAATAATATTTAAATCAGAACTTCCACTTGCGGTAGTTAACGTTTTAAAGGCATTAAAAAACGCATATGCCACATTCTCTGCTTTTCCACTCTGGAATGACCATGAAGGTGCATTTGTCACATTTGATGCACCGTTCTGAAATACAACATGTCTGTCTAATGTTTTTTCCATGAAATACCCGCTCAGTTGAATATATTTATACTGTTGTTGACGGACGTAATTTATCTGTGTTATCTTTCCGAGTTCCGGTCTGTCTTTTGTATAGATATACTTTATTGACGAATTATATTGTTCTATCGGGATCTGTATGGAGAAAGTTCCAGCTTCGTGAAATTTCCTGCTCCATTGTAAATTTGTTGACCGTATTAATGACACTATCTGATAATTTTTATCTAGTGCGATCGTATTAAATCCTTTCATGATTTCTCCTAAATTGCCCCATAAAGTTTATTATAATAAATTGAAACATTCATAAGATTGCTTCCAGTGTCCGCATCAAAAGAAATTTCAGAGCTTCCAACCGGAAGTTCCATATCATCAAAAGCTGATGTTCTGTCGCAATGTCCTATATAGTTCATTCCATTCTTTTTAACCGTTGGTGGATTCTGTGTAAAATCAATAATAATCACATCATTTGCTTGCATCGTATCTAATACCCTGACATAATTATCATTAATAACAATCTTCGGATTCACAACTTCTCCACTTACTTTTATAACCGCTTTACAATAAGTATCAACATCTCCATCATTATCCAGTAGCACTTTTTTAGCAAAATTAAATTTGCCAGCAGTAAAACCTTTAGGTGTTCCGCTTGTTATACTGCATAAATACGGAAATCCGCACATACCTACAACCGAAGCTATATTTTTTCCAAAATTATCATAGCTTTTAAAAAATGGATTCGGACTCAATAAAGTTATTGCCATTTCCATCACACGATTAATATTTCCGCTGGAAATTTCAAACTTATATATTTTACCTTCTACCCATCTCGTAACACCCATGTATGTGATATACATTTTGTAATCAAATTTCGGATTAAAAAATGCAATTGCACTTTTTCTCAAAATCTCATTAAGAACAGGATTTCTCGAAATAGCATTTACAGTTCTATCTTTTGGTGCAATTCTGTCAGATACAATGATTCCGCCATCTCCCACGGCGTTATCTACCGTGGTGATGTCGTTCTCATATGCTCCGAATCCATCCAATCCTTTTGATGGAATTTTCCAGTCTGTTCCATCTATTAAAAATTCTCTTTCATCACTTCTTACAAAGCGAACACATACTTTAGTATCCATATGCACCTCTCATTAATCCCTGCTTACTCTCAACTCTCACTGCTCTGGCAAGTTCATCCGGCGTAGCAATTTGCTGATTAACATTTATGGTCTGATTAAAGTTTCCAAAGCCAGATCCAGATCCGCTACTGCTAACCATTCCAGCACTCACAGTTGACAGACTTGCGTTAATGTTTTTTGTGATTCCATCGGTACTCATTAAATCCTGTATTCCGTCATCAAAACCAGCCACACACATCTCGCCGAGATACTTAAACTTACGTGATGGCGAATGAATTCCTAACGCATCCTTGGCTGCATTAAATAGATTTGTTGCCAGATTTCTTACATTTCCAGTCAGCCAGTCCCAACCAGCCTGAATGCCATTCCAAATACCATCAATAATGTTTTTACCAATACTTCCCCAGTCCATCTCCTTAAAATTGCTTACAAGACTGTTGAACAATTTAGGTACTGCGCTAAGCAACTTTGCAGTATTTAATATCATATATTCTGCTAACTTCACAAGAATATGAACAGCTGCTTTTAATAACTGTGGAACATTTGCGATCAAGGCAACCACCAGCCGTGCAATGATAACCGGTGCAGCTTCTAACAATTTAGGAAGTGCATTAAAAATTCCATCAACTAACGAAACCAGTAAATTAATACCAGCCGTGATTATATTCGTCAGCGTACCAGGTTCTGTTATCGCCATTGCCAACGATATGATAGCATCAACACCGGCAGATAATAAATCTGGCAGTTTTTCTGCTATACCCTTCACGAGATTAAGTAATATCTCACTACCACTGCTGAGTACAGAATCCGCATTATCGGTGATTCCTGATATCAATGTTGTGATTATGTTGTAAGCCGCATCTCCAAGCGTTGGAAGTAACGATAAAATTCCTTCTGAAAGTGTGTCAAGAATTTCTTCTCCACCACTTAAAAGCTCCGGTAAATTTTCATTCAAACCAGTTACAATAGAAGCAATCATGTTTACACCAGACTGTATTAAATCTGGCAGAACATCATTCGCCAATTCCGGGATTCGATCAATAATAATCGGAACTAATTCTTCAACAAGAATTCCAACACCATCAAGAGCTGTTTCTACTCGTGGTAATATATTCTCTGCTACAGTTCCAACCGAATCTACAAAGTCATTAACTAATTGGTCAAAATTCTGGTTATCATCAGCAACACCAACAAGAAGATTCTCCCAGGCAGATTTCATTGCTCCTACACTACCTTGGATTGTAGTACTTGCTTCTTTAGCCGTTGTTCCGGTAATTCCTAATTCATCTTGAATCACATGAATTGCGGAATAAACATCGCTTAAGCTATCAAGATCATACTCAACGCCCGATAACTTCGTTGCATCAGCAAGAAGTCTTTCCATTTCAGACTTTGTACCACCATAACCAAGCTTAAGGTTATCCAGCATGGTGTAATTCTGCTTTGCAAACCCTTGATAAGCATTTTGAATGGATTCCATTGAGGTTCCCATTTTATTTGCATTATCCGCCATATCAATGACAGCCTGATCCGCAACTTGTGCTGCTTCAAGTTCACTTGATGTGCTCTGCTTTAAAGATGCTGCAAAGCTGGAAACAGTATCCATATATTCATTAGCAGATAAACCGGCTGTCTTATATGCCTTGGAAGCATTATCCATGACCTCATTCTGTGCGATCATAAGTTGTCCGTATTCTTCACGTACTTCGCTTACACTTTTGCCTACAGTATCTGCATATTCCCATACGCTCTGACCACCTGCTCCGAAAAGTGTCTCAACACCGCCAACTAACTGTTCATAATCTGCATAGGCACTGACCGCTGCCGTTCCGATTGCAGCAATCCCTCCGGCTGCCGCCGTAACTCCGGCAGTTATTCCGGCAGTAATTGTTTTCATGCCATTGACTGTTATGCCCCCCAGTGCACTGACGCCCTTTTTAAATCCATCTGTTAATAATTTTGTATCAAAAACTAAAGATCCATCAGACCTTCACTGGTTCACCTCACATTCCTAGTTGAAAAGATTGCTGAATTTTTCATCTTCTTCCAACTCAGTTTCTGTTTTCCTATCAATTTCCCATGCTCTACGCATTTCAGAATATATATCTCTATCTTTATCCTGATTCTTCTCATAACAGCGATATCCCATGACTTCACGAAGTCTTGTACTGTTGTTAAGTCCTCGTATCAAAGCCAAAAACTTATGCCAATGTAATTCGTCCACTTCAAATAAATCAATGCCGTATTGCCCTAAAACTGCACTGTATATGAGATCACTATCAAGCTCATAATCCAATGTGATTACGTTTCTATGATAAATATCTCTTGGTAATGGTGTTTCAGGTCTTGAAAAAACAAATAATTCATTCAAATTACAATGCTCCGGCATTTCATTTTTAAATAAATACGAAACATCGATATTTTCTCCACGCTTCAGCTTTGCAACTTGGATTTCAAATCGCATCCAGACACGAAAATCTGTATATATCGAAAAATCACTACCGCCCACTCTGACGGTGTTTGGTAGTGATTTTCTTGTTAGATCAAGCATTGGCTGCACCAGGAAGATTAGCCATTGCTGTTGCGCTGTTTACCAGATTATTAATTTTATCAATCTGCGCCGAGTTCAACGTTGCTCTCATTTTCTCCATCTTATAATCATTTAAAGGTTTATTATAAGCATCATTGATTTTCAGCACTCCAATGGATAAATCTGACAGATCAATTTCATCCAGATTGTCCGATCCTAAAATCTCTTTTGCATTCGACTCACCAAGAATATCTTTTACAAATTCATGTAATTTTTCAAATTTTTGTCTTGCCTTGATATTAAGATTGTCCACCTTCAAAACATCATCCAGCTTATTCATAACTGAAACTGTCTTTTTCGGTAAATCATAACTTCTGTTGTTAATAATTACTGTGTAATCCATAAATCCTCCTAAGTCGCACTATCTGCGGTATATGTAGGTACTCCATCGCTTACCGTAACAGTACCTCGATCAATATGGTTAATTGAGAAGTTAAAATAAATCTTCTCTGCAACGGAATCAAAATGATCCAGCGTTAAAGTTGATTTTGTTTTCCATGCCTTGAATTTAGGTGTTCCCTCTGATCCAATGTTTCCATCGAACACGATAAGTAAATCTTTTTTCACGTCCTCACCAGTTGGCAAGTTGAAAAACATATCATACAGATAATCAAATGCCGCATCTCCCTTGTTTGCCTGTAACTCCTGCGCAAGTGATGGTTTGTAGTATTTAATATCTGTTGTTGGGATTTCATCCTCAATAAAATCATTATCCTCGGTCTGTGCGTTTAAAACCAAGTCAAATACTGTCGATTTTCCAATTCTCGCCCACGAAGGTGTTAATGCCGATATCTCGGCAGTGTTTAAAAATGGAATCGTTCTATGTTTTTTTAATCTTGTTAATTCTGACCTTATGATACCTCTCTTTCTCGTAAATAAGTGATGGACAATGCCATCTGATATAATGTATCTTTGTCACTGGCTTCCATCGGATAAGGATTCCCGGTAATGGAAAATCCGGTCACCGTTCTATTTTTATCAAGTGCTGGAAATGCATATGAGTAAGCGAAATCATCTGCCCAATATGTTAGATCTTCTAACCATTCATCAGATTCTTTCCTCTCTGATCTTGATCCGGTTGACTGGCGTGCGATAAAATTATAATATTCTGTAATCTCGCAACTTCCGTCTGTCATTTCTCTTAAGTCTCTTGATGGTGATTTAAAAAGACCATACTGATCTGAGCCGTCTGCTACATGGTTCATATCAATTGATAAACCATCATAATTGCTAAGTAATTTTACAATATATTGTGAAATAGTCATATCAACCTCCACTTGCAATTTTCTTTGCACCTTCAAGAATTTGATTTTTATATTGCTGTTTCATCCTATCAAACCAATAATTTCCACGCTCTGGTGCTTCGTGGAAATTTGCTGGCATATAATACCACCGCCTGGCGTATGGTGTACGGTACTTAATCTGTCCACTTCCGATATGAGTGTTTATATGCCCTGATTCAATGAGAATGTTCTCCCTTTTTGGCACTTTGGGTTCACACAGTCGAAGGCATTCTGAATCAATAAACTGTTGAACTTTTCCGTTATCTTCAAGTCCTCGCCTTTTTATCACAGCAGGAATATCGCAGATAAATTTAAACATGTTAGGCATTACGCCACCACCACCTTAATATTTTTGCAAAAATCCCGATTGGAATTATCGTTTACAGACTGTATCGTTCCTGATTTTGGATATCTCTTCATCAGATCAGAAATCCTTCGCCCTTTGACATCCTCTACAACGTCCTCAACTTCCCCATATACAAGGCAATCCTCCTCATTATAAGAATTAAGTGATAAGCCATTGTAAGTCCCAACAGGAAACGTCACAGACGCACATCGTGCAATGCTGATTTTACCATTTTCATTTTTCTTTTCAGTTTTATCAGACCACTGTACACCTTTTACAACGGTTCGTTTCCACTCAGAATCAGAAATTTTGTTGTAAATCGTTACTGTATCCGTAAATAGTCCACTCATAACGCACCTGCCAATCCCGTACCGGAAAGACCACCTCTCGCAATTGATATAAGTTGGGATTCTTTCTCCGCAACTGTAGTAATCTTATATGATTCGGAATATCCATCATTGCTGACAGATGAAATGCCTGTTCCCATACCAGTAGACTCTTGCTTATAAAGTGCATTTATCAGATCACAGACGGTATTCTGTATCTGCATATGCACCTGCTTCTGAAAGTACGTTGCCGATGCTTCATCATAAACATCGGCAAATTTTCTTGCCCTCATGTGGGTATACACATCCAGCTTTGCAGATGCTTTTTGAAGAAATGCCGGGAATTTATCTACCGGAACATCCGCATAGAGGGAGCTATAATACTCCCAATTAACATATGGCATATCAAGCTCCCTCTCTTTCCTTAGGCAGTTTTGCCTAATAATTTAATTCCTTTCAGCACACCAGCCATTTTGCTGTTTTTAAGTACTGCTCCGGCGATCAACTCAACCTCTCCTGTCTTCACCGCACCAGGTGCCTGTAAATCCGGGAGGTACGTCTTAAGCATCTTGCTGCCATCTACGGAAATTCCGTGGAATGCATCAAGTCCAAGTTTTGCTGCATAAATATCAGTTGTACCATACGCATTTGAACCAGGTGTTGACGTAGAAACAACATCTTCTGTAGTAGAACCGTTGTAATACTGTCCTGCATCCATAAGAATAATTCCATTGTATGTCTCTACAGTTCGACCAAAATCATCCTTATTTCTGTCATAATATCCTGCTCTACGTGCCGCAGACTTCACCTTTGTAAGCATCTTACTGTTCATCATTAACACATCTGGTTTTGCAGCCAATAATGCAATGAATGTATCTAATTCATCAAGCAATGCGTTGTAATTGCTGTCTAATAATGCAGATGTTGAAATGTCAATATCAGTTGTCATCTCGGTTGATTTTCCAGTTAAAATCTTTTTAAGTCCGTCAAAGGTATTAGGTACATATCCTGTACCAGAAGATGCAGATGTTCCATTAATTACCAAATTGTGGAAGTAATTCGCTCCCGCCTTTGTTTTCTCTTTAATCTGGAAATCCATCTCATTAATAGCACCAGATGTCTGTGCGATCACACGGTCAATCTGGAATGAGCCACCAAGGATTACCGGGCTTGCTGTGCATTTGGTTCTCTTTGCTTCGTTTGGTGAGTACTCAGAATTAATCTGACGTACTGATGCGGTAGATGGTGTCTCTAATCTCTGATATCCATATACCAGATTGCTACCGCCTGTTGGTGAAATGGTATCATCAAATGTCAGTTTATCGAGCAGGATGGACGATCTTCTAAATTCATCAATCACATTCTGTTCTACTTTGTCTGCATAACCGACTTTTGCTTCTTCTAATGTTAATGCCATGATTCATTCTCCTTTACTGTTTATACTTTTCTTTTAATGCGTCCATCAGAGAAGAAACTCCTTCATCAGGTGTCTTTTTCACTCCCCCGATAAGATCAACTTTTCCTGCCGGTTTCGGTTCCGGCTCACCGAACAGCATTTTGCTGTCCTCTGCTTCCGTCAATGTCTTGATTGCTGCTGCAATGTCCTCTTTCTGATTTTTTGATGCTTTCAAGACATCAACATCCAAAAGAGCAGTGATCGCCTTAGCATTCTTACCATTTGCGGATGCAATACTCTCTTTGAGAAGATCATTGAAATCACGATCCGCAATCTCCTGCTGATGCGTTGCATCTTTTGTCTTAATGTCTTTCTCAAGATCTTCGATTTTCTGCTTCATTCCGCTCACATCGGCATCCTTAAACTCCTCAATATCCTTTTTCAGATCCTTGATGGTTGTTTCCTGTGTCGCGGTTTTAGTCTTCTCAGCAGTCAGATCTGCCTGTGTTGTTTCCAAATCTTTCTGAACCGGATCAAGCTCCGCATGATGCATGTCCAATACTTTATCGATCTGTTCTTTCGTCATGCCAAGTGCTTCTAATTCTTCTCTCTTCATTACTTCTATCTCCTTTAACGATGATTTATTTAACGTGGGAGAATCACCCACAGATAATTGCGGACAGTGGATTTGAACCACCACTACTGGCTAAGGAAACCAGTATGCTGCCATTACATCAATCCGCGGCATTAAAAAGAGCCAATCAATCAAGTCTTAATTTAAGACTTGACTAATCGGCTCTAATCATCGGCACTATCGTTATTAAACTTTCTCGTTTGCAGTGCTTGCATTTGCACGGCAAATTTTTAACCTCGGTATCTTTATTGATTGCCAAAAGGTGGCTTCCACATTTCGGACAAGGATACCAGATAAATTTACTAGGATTCAATATATCACCCCTAGAGATATTATATAACATTTTTTGCATGTTAGCAACTTGATTTATTGTTTTTATTGCAAATAGTGCCATATTATCTTCCAATTGTTCCTCCATCGATTGGTCGCGTCATATATAATTCCTCTCTTGTATCGGATGCCTTTCCAAACAGTTTTGAAAGATGTTCAATCACCTCTTTATCTGGCTTAAGTCCCTTTAACTCCTCTCTATTTTTCTCATATTCTTCATATGTTTTCATTTTTAATAATTTTTCTTTTGGGCTCATTCTGCAATCTCCTTGATTAATTCATAAAATTCCGAATATTTTTCTTTTAAATAATTAGGATTTTCTATATATTCTCTAAATGGTTCTGAAATAAACTCCCATAATAATTCATCGCGAATATTCCAATTTTCATCATAAATTTCATCCCAGTCAGTGACATATATTCTTCCCTGATATTCAGAAACAAATTTATTTGACTTAATAATATACACCTTATGCTCATTGTTTGATGCATCATACATTATTTTTTCAATGATATCATTTGGTGATATATCTTGCACCATCTGCTTTCTTAATAGTGCAACCCTGTTAGCATCTAACATTTTATTCTCAACAACATGACCAATTTCATGAATAATCTCTGACTTTTCCGCTCCATTGGCCACATATAATATATCATGTATATAATCATATTGACTAGCACCATCTTTTCCGATATCAATAATTGTATTTTGAAGTGATTTTTTCACTTTTTCCGGCATCGATTCTAATACATCATTAGTCATGAGACGCTCTTTAAAAACATTCTGCCCTGGAACATGACTTCTCATCAGATAATCTGCTGATTTATGGTCTGCAACTTTTGATTTCTTCCTTTTCAAAATAAATGTTCCGCTCTCTACTCTAAGCCGATTATCTCGCTCCTTCAGCCCGGCAGCCTTTGAGAAACTTTTATAATCTGCCATCTGTCCACGCAATTTATTCTGCAAATCCTGTGCATCGCCGCCAATACTTTTTGTTGCTTCAATTTCTCTCTTAGTCGCTCTGATCTGCCGCTCCATCTGACGCTGTTTCTGCGTGGATTCATAATAAGTATAAGTCTTTCCACCGATTGTCCGTAGATCAGGCTCTTTTATATCCTCTGGGATTATAGATGCACCTTCCCAATATGGATAAAAATCATGCGTACAGTTTGCTCCCTTTAATCCTGTGACAGTTCCATACCCTGTTTCTTTGATAAAATCCGGATATTTCTTGCTTTTTCCAGAATAGGAAAACACTTTATTCTGCCATACTGCATGGTCCGGTCTGCTTCCCATGTGCTGGGTTGTGATGACAAGATCATGGTTAGAGTTTTTTAGATTTTCCTCTGTGATTTTTCCAGATAGCTGTGACATTCCAGTTCTGACAGCCATTCTGGCAGCAACGTCAAGTTGGTACGATCTCCCACTTTCATAGTCAATGCTTCTCAATCCGCTCTGTGCCAAACGATGCACACAATCCTTGACTGCCTGGTCAAAAGAAAATGCTCCGGTAGATACCTTAATCAGTGCGAGATCCATCTCTCGCTGATACATATCCATTACGCCAGTTGTGCCAAGTGCTGTATTCTTAAATCCCATCGTTTTTGTCAGATTCCTAAGTGCTCCAGATGTCTGCAAAGAAGATGCCTTTACAAATTTGCTTAAGCTGTTCGGCTTTGTCAGATCTTCCCCCTGTTGTTCCCACATAGAAAGATCATTATTCCATGCCATATCACCGGCTTCTGCTGTCAAAGTTTCTCCTGCTTCCTTTGCAGATTCTACGGTATTATTAATAATCTGCTGCACCTCTCGCTTATATGCCATAGTGTTTTCTGCAACCGCCATCTGATAATCTTTATCAGCACGAAGCATTTTCATGACTTCTACACGGATTTTATCCGCAGAAAATCCATTTTCTACCATTGATTTTGCCATAAGTTCCGCTGTTTCAGTATATCGTCCGGTTTTCTGTACTCTCCGGGCAATATCAGCTATGACCTCATCCTCTAAATCTTGGTAAAGTCCAATTATGTATTTATCCGCTAAAACATCAATCTGTTGTTCTGATAATGCCCTTTAAATACCCCCTAATCATCAACATCGTCAATTGGTTCGTCCGTATATTGCATATATTTCTTAGCTTCATCCTCTGGAATATTATATTTTTCCATCATATACCAAACCTTTAAAATTGGCACTTCCGGGAACGATAATGCATCCGCTCTCATCGCTTCGAGTTTCGCCTGCTTATCTTCCACATAAGAGTCATCAAAACCAATTGTGATCTCTGCGTCTAAATTATATGCTGTATCATGATATTTATTTGAAAACCACATGACAGCTCTGCAGATATCCTGTATATATTCAGTGGCTACTTGTCGCTGCTTTCCTAGCTCCTGCATGGCATCCTGCCTTTCACCGAAATACTCAGTAGCCGTCTTAATCTGTCCATTTTCAAAGCTGTATTTTTTTGTTCCGTATCCAAAAGACATAGATAATAATGATAGTGCCAGTTCAATTGCTTTTGTAATCTGTTCTACTCGGATTTCAGGATTATATTCTTGAATAAGCCCCTTCTCTTCTGGAAGTTTTTCCCCTGTAAATACAAATAATTTTTTTTGTTCAGGAGTTAATATTGGATTTCCATCATCATCAAAAGCACAAAGTAATTCATTTATCAGTATAATTTTCTCAGACTTGTCTAAATCGCTAAACAATACGTTATAGCACAAATCTACAACCTTAAGTGCTGGAATTGCATTCCATAATTTAGGCAGTCCGTAGCCTTCCATATTATCCAGATTATTCACTTCAGCAACACGCATAACAGCAAACGGTTTCACATCACCAAGCTGCACAATCGTCTGTTTTCCAACTTCCTCATCTCCACGATCATTAAAAATATGTGTCTCCGCAGTATATAGATTATTCTCGCCAAGCAAGAATAACACGAGTGTTGTCTGCTTCTTTCCCTTGACCAGTGTACTTCCAGAAAATGCCGCCTCAACCACAATATCATTCTCCACAGTGAGTGGCGTAAACGCATCTGCTTCCACATAATTAAGCTTAATATCTCCACCTCTCACAGAAGAATCATCCATAATCGTTGCATTGTCCAAGCGGATATAACAGGCTACTGTACCATCCGCAGAGGTTTTTTCTAACTGTTTACGGTATTGCGTGTTGAAATTACTGCCAGCAAGCACCTTTGCTACAAAATCCGCCTGTTCCCCTTCTCCCACATTGATTTCAAGCACCTCACAGAGATTAGCATCATCAGAACAGCATCTTTTTGCGAAATTTAACCTTGTAAGCTCATATGGTATCCCATTGATTGTTTTTCGTTTATGGAAATCACTTATCAATCGGTTCGCGTACCAGTCATCACATGCATGAATAATCGTTAACGCCTTATCATTGACATCGTATCCTTTTTTATTCAAAAATGCTTTTACACAACTCTCCATCTCTTCCTCCTATCTTCTGTCCAGATCAACATATTCAATAAAATTCAAAATTGTATAGTTCTCCGCATCCCACCAGTCATTGCAGTTTCCGATGTTTTTATCCTCTGGTATGTCCGGGTGGTCTGGATCCCATTTCAACTTACCGATCGCACTTCGTAGCTTTGTGCAATTCCGGTTTATCTTCCACCTTCCGGTATTCATCAGCATGTCGTAGGTTCGTGGTCTGTCCGACACTTCATTTTTACGGCAACCTTTAATATTCCGGTATGGCAATCCTGCTTTTCTTGCGGCGCTTCGCAAGCTGTTTATCATCGTTGTGCTTGCGCTGTCTGGAAATACCCAGTCAATAAATCCGTACTTTTCCTGGCAGTATTTGAAAAACTCTATAAACTTACTGCATATCGCTTCCGCATCAATGTCCGGTGATAGTTCCAGATTTGCTTCCTCGGCACTTCTCAAATCATGATATCTGTTAAAGAAAAGCTTCAGCACGAAGGTTGTCATAGAACCATTTCCACCGAAGTCTACGCCCATTGTGATCTTAAAAGGTTTATGTATTAATTTTCCCTTTGAATCTCTTGCAAGCAGCGGATCAGTATCATCATCATACACATATGGTTCGTTGTTCTCTGCAAACTTCCGGAAAATGATTCCTTCTGCAACTGCTCGTTCGCCTTTAATGTCACGTCTATACCACACAGTGCCTTTCTGATAGGTGCTAAGAACTTTTCTGATCTGCTCATCCGTCATGCTCATATTGTCCACCAGAGTAAAATGTCCGTAATTATATCCATAGTTTGGATTCTTTGCCTGCTGTTCCTCATGGAATTTTAAAATATTCAGATAATACCAATGCTCTTCCTCTTTTGGGTTAAGATCATGGAATATCTTTCTATCAGAGCTTGAAAGTGTACGGTCAAATACTTCCTTTAAAAACTTTGGATGACATTCATTTGCTTCTGTCACGTATGCCATGCCGTAAGTATTACCTTTAATCAGCTTTTCGTCTCCGTCTTTACCACCTCCGGATATAAGCACAATCTTTTCCCCAGTCTTGGTCTGAACATACACACAATCACGGTCTTTGTATTTTCCCTCACGGCTTCTGCCCTCAAAGTAATTGAGCAGTCCATATCCGTCACAATCCAAGATATTCAGCTTTGCAGTAGCATTTGACACACCAGCTACCAGATGAATCTTGTTCTTATGTGTTTCAAGCAGTGAGCAGAAGATCAGCGTTGCCAGCACGTTCTTACCGCCTCGCTTGCCACCCTCCGCCACATTGAACCAGCTGATCATGCATCTCTGCATGTATTCATACTGTCTCTGACTTAATGGTGCCGGTTTATTCATCCCGATCACCTTCTTCCAAATCTGCTATATTCCGGTTTGCTACAGGGTGTTGCAAGATGTCCGCTATAGTCTGCATATTCTGCAAAATCTGTGCTCCAGAATTGTCGCTGACTTCGGCACGCTTTTTATCAAATTCTGCTTTATATTTATCATCTGGATGTACGAGGAAATACTTCGACAGCCAGTCAATAGCCTTTTGCTTATCTGCCAGTTTCACCGAAACTCCATCTTTTCCACGCTTAACTTCTTGGATGAGCTGTGTATCCGTGTTTTTGGATTCTTTCAGATCGACCACGCTGACCATATATGTTTCGTCTGTCTCTATATCAGTTACTTCTTTCTGCCCGAACGAGACATAATTTCCAATATCTGCAAAAGCAATACGCATCTGCAATTCCACAATATCATCTGCACCGGCTACTATCTGCTGGCGTTTGATTTCTTTCAAGCGTTCGATTTCTGCTCGAACCTTATCATTTGTTAGCAATCGTGAACCGTTTGCAATCGCTGATTCATAACTACATCCATACGCTTTCTGGTAGCTCTGCGCCGCATTGAAAGTCCTACTGTAATATATACAAAACATCTGCTGTTCCGGTGTGAGGTCATCGTTCTGCAGAGTTTCTTTCGTACCATCATCAATCGGAGTCCTTTTCTTTGTTCGCTTCGTAGCCGAACGCTCGCTTTCTTTTTCCGAACGTTCGCTATCCCATCCATGTGTGCTTTTCCATCTTCTAACCGTTCCCGGAGGTACATCGAGGGCAGAAGCTATATCTACTAGCTTCATTCCTTGCCTATACATCTCATATGCTTTATCAGCTAATGGATTTTTCTTTCCTGCCATGTCATACCTCCTCTCTTCTATGCAAAATAAAAAGAGCCGGACATACAAGACAATTCAGTCTCGTACATTCGGCTCAATGGCACTAACTTATGCAGTTATTATAGCATATCTAATTTGCAATGAACATAAATAACATCAACCATCTAACTCTGATAGTTGGCATTTTCTTTAATGATCCACTACATGTTTTGGGCAAAAACCACCTGCATCATAATGTTCACGATCATCTATGTCATATACAACTGTGCAATCTGGACATTGAAAATAATAGTCCAAACATTCTCCGCATACTTTTCCTCCATTGTAATGCGGATAAATACCTTCATTCTCTCTACATCTAATACATTTCGACATAATAATTTCCTCCGTAAGTTGATATAAAAATTATACCTCTACACTTGTAAATATGCAAATCATTTTATGTCTTTTTCCCCCACATACATTCCCCCTTTTATCAGTTAAAGTTCAGTTAGACCACCTTACATCCACATTTATCTCCTGCAAGAACATATTTCCCGTGGTTTTCAATATTAACATCACAATTCTTATACTCTCCGTAAATACTTCTCTTGCAGTCTGTACAGTATACAGCCTGTTTAACTTCCTTATAGCATTTTTCAGACAGATTTTTCACACTTTTCAAATCTTCGTCTGTCATTTCTCTGATTTTCTCAACATTATTAATTCCTGCTCTTAATAATGTGTTATATGTTCTGACTGATAAATTTAAATCATCAATTTTCATATTTTTTACCTCCGTTAAATTGCAGTTTATTAGTCTATATCATTTTGCATTGTTCTTCTGTGACTTTGCCACAATTCTGACATCCAGAACACGTTCCATTGGGCATTTCGGACTTATTTTCTGAACACCCATGACACAAACACTTTATTTTTTCTTTCTCGCAGTATATTAAATTTTCTTTCACAGCTACCTCCTAAATTCTAAATGTTCAGTTTAGCTCTTGAATGTTACACAAAATGCATTCTTTACACCCGGTTTCTCCGAATCCAACACATTCTTTTTCAAAATCAATGTTGGCTTCATCTTTAAAAGGACACCAATGCAAATTGTTGAAAATGTACTGAATAAGCCCGTTAACTTGTTTTTCTCGTAATTCCTCTGCCTGTTCGCCACTCGCAAGTCTTTCCGCAATTTCTTCCAACTCATCAAATCTTCCATCCTCAGCAAGTTGTGTAATGGTCATACCTTCATCATCTGGTAAATCTTCCGGATGAAATAGTACTTCAAAATTTTCCGTTACGAATGTTAATCTCTCCATCTTTCTACCTCCTAAATTTTAAATAGTTCAGTTTCTTATTAAAATCTTTAATATATCCTCTATTCCTTGCTGATATCCATTGTAAAAATTCTGTACTTTTTGAACTTCAGTATTACACTTAATGCTTGCATTATGTTCCAGTTCATTCGCTTTCCGTTCAATTTCTTCATACTCTTTTTTATCCATCTACTTTTCCTCCGTTAAATTCTAATTTAACTGACTAAACAAACTCATTTGCTGCTCGTCATAAATATATCTTTTTCTTTCTGGCATTTTCCTCTGGAAAAATATCCTATTAACACGATTTTTCTGTTTGAGATTTGCCATATAATAATTATCAACCTCCGGTGGAACTGACAAATAGTATTCTACCGGTAACTGCAACTGATTCCCGGCGCAAATTTCCGCAATCAGACTTTGATAATAAATGATATGATTCCGTGTCAGATTCATGTTGCAGCCATCGGACCAGAACGGATCATTACATCCATTCTGGTTTATGTCCTTCCATTGCGCTATTTCTTCACGGATATGCTGGCAATATGATTTTACTATTTTCCCTGGCGTTTCTTCTTTCATGATTGCATCCCCATAAAATCAAACAGTGTAGGCTCGTCCACTTCGTTTTCTGCAGCCTGCAGATATCCAACGCCATCCCGGAAATAATCTGGATTTAACTCGCATCCTTTACCATTCCGGTGCATCTTAACTGCTGTCATTGGAACTGTCATAAGACCGCCGAACGGATCATAGACTGTATCTCCCTCATTACTGTATCTATTGATGATTCTTTCCACAATATCCAACTGTAAAGGGCACACATGCATCTGTGCACGTCTGCGGCTCTGTGTCGTGTTTAGAGTACGCATCCGATTAATATCATCCCACACTTCCAACTGATTCCACGATCCCGGAGCAACGACCATAAATGTTGCCGGGAGCTTTCCGTCCCTGTCCAGATCTTCTGCAAGCTTCACATGGTCTTCATAGTTGTACACGCTGCCGCGGCTATATTCTCTATACACCTGTTTAAGGTTATCTACCGGGAATTCTTTCAGTTCTTCCTTACTGACAAGCCTGTCACCGGATGATCTCCAATATCCGTGTGCGTCAATCTGCCACTGTGCTCTTGTATAGTCCTCTTTTGACTTCTTTACAGGTACATCCGCATACGCTGTTGATCTGTCAGTCGGCAGTTTACGGAAAAGCAGGATATATTCCGGACATCCCACGCCCATCTTTGAACCATCCTTGCACTGTTCTGTCCATCCAAGGCGGTACGTTTGGTTATTTTCACGAACCACATCAGTTACAACCGTGATCATGCCGAAATACTGGAAGCCATGCTTCATATAATGGCTGATACACTGTGCGTGAAATGGCTCTATAGTAGGCATGCCCGTACCAGTTGCATTTCCGAAAAGCACGCGGTCTTTTACGTGGATTGCAGCTACTCGCCCAGGTCTTAACACTCGAAGAAGTTCCGGTGTAAGATAATCCATTTGTTCAAAGAACCGCTCAGTGTTCTCGTTATGCCCGAAGTCGTTATAATTGGCGCTGTACTCGTAATGGTTACCGAACGGAATGGATGTATGTATCAGATCAATGCTGTTCGTTTCCATTGCTCTGGTTTCCTCTACGCAATCCCCATATACCGCTTCATAATGGTTTCCTCTTACCGTTCTTTCTTCTCTGCTACCTTCCACGCCCATCTTCCTTTCTAATCGCTCTGCTTTATTTTCAGAATTAAGTCCATACTTTTTCACAATCTCTATCATTTTTGCAACCATGTGATTATGATTCTTCCATTTTTCCAGCAACGCTTCCTTGATCTGCCGCTCGTTCTCCATGTAGATAATGTCGATCACAACTGGTTCTTTCTGTAAAAATCGGTAACACCTGTGCACTGCCTGGATAAAATCATTAAACTCATAATCAATCCCGAGAAATATCTCCCGGTGGCAATATCTCTGAAAGTTGCATCCGGATCCTGACAGTGATTTCTTTGTGGCAAATAATTTTGTCCGTCCATTTGAGAAATCAATCACTCTCTGCTCTCGCAAGTCATAATCCATAGATCCGTAGATATCTACTGTTTCCGGCAGTGCTTTTTTTATCGCATGTCTCTCATTTTCCAGATCATGCCATAAAAGAAAATGATCTTCCGGCGACTCTTCTACAATTCGTTTCATTTCTTCTACTCTGCGATCAATGCTCTCTCTTTTTACAGTCGCAGCTTCTTTTAATCCTTCTGCCGCTTCCTGGAACAGCTGTATCTGTCCGTCACGATCTGAAGTATCACCATAATGCACCGGCAACTCATGCCATCTCACATCGAGTGGCGGCAGATCATATCCTTCATCAGAATATACCGGATTGAGATCTGAAGGTTTCGTGATAAAAAGCGCCCAACTTGACACCCACATCCAAAATTCATCTTCCATGTTTGGATATAAGGTCAGATTATTTGCTTTGGTGCTGTCTCTCTGGAAGAACCTCGTCAACGCCTGTCCGGTATCCATCACTTCCAGATATCCTGCATAATGGATCAGCTCCTTGTATTTGTTTGGTGATGGTGTTGCGGTGGCTACCAGCTTATACGGAACATTTTTAAATTTATCTAAAAACGTCTGATATGTTTTACTTCCGAAACTCCTTAAAACACTGGCTTCGTCAAGTGATGTTGCTGCAAAGTAATCTGGCCGGATATCCCCATCCCTGACACGCTCATAATTTGTTAATACAATCTGGCTTGTGCTCTGCTCCACCTCTTCCATCGTCCGGCAATACTCCGGCTTTTCATATCCGAGCACTTCCACCGCGTCATGCGTGAACTCCTGCTTTACTCCAAGCGGCAATACGATCAACGCACGACCACCGCTATGTTCTGATGCTAAGTGGCAAAACTCAATCTCCTGCACGGTCTTTCCAAGTCCGAAACTTTCAAACAGTGCACGTCTGCCGCCTTTCAGTGCCCACACCACAGCATCCCTCTGGTGCGGTTTCAATACCTTGTTGACTTTTTCCGGATCCACAATAAATCCGCTTTCTGTCGCAAGTTCAATCTTTGTTTCCAAAAATTCTTTATATGTCATTTTTTCAAAGGAACCCGATATATCGTTACCCCGGCCGGAGGTTCGGCTCCTTTCTGATATTCCGTGCACATATCTACAATAGCGCACTTTAAATTTATTTATGTTGTGTTTTATGCAACAAATTCATCGAATCATTGTTTTTAAACCATCTGATCTAATGGCAATGATATCTGCCCTTTGCAGTTATCTCCGATCGTAGATGGATCCCAGCCAACTCCAATGTAGTCTAAGACTTTTGCCCATCCATAATCGTTGCCTTTTGCATCCTTGCACATGTGGAACATCAGATAATCCCACTCTTTCGGATTGCTCTCATACAACAGATCAAACCGATGCGGTCGTTTCTCCATGTGGATTCCAAAGCCACACATACTACATCCGGTACGCTGTGCCTTGGTTGTATACAATGTTCCATCTGGCTTTTTCTCAATCGTTCCGTAGATCTCCGGGATAATACTTTTAGGCATTTCAAAGTCCATTGACAATCTTCCTTCTTTCAAAAGCCTTGAATGATATTTTTCTCTCAATCCGTGCTTCCAGAGATCATCTATTTCCAATGCAAGCATTAAGATATCCTGTCTATGGAAGATTGCGAATGGTGCTGATCTGATTGTGGATGCTCCGAAGTAATTGCATCCATTCATCCGTAGGCTCTTGGCACGCCTGCCACCCTCGGATGCCATTAATCCCAGATAGGGCACACTATTATGCTCTTTTCCCCAGTTGTCACAGTTTTTCTCTTTGAGGTAATAGCAACATTTTGACGATACAAGGAAATCTGGTTTCTGGTAATCGCATCCTTCTGTCTCGTTCTCATATCCACCGAACAGCTTAAGCCATCTCTGGTTCAATTGCATTTTGGAGTTTTTCTGCCATCCACCATATTCTCCGGTCTCACCTGTTATGATTGCATGACGGACTGTTTTATTCTTCTCGCTCGGATTTTGTAAAAGTTCTATCTTCCCGGCGATTTCTTTTGAAATGACCGGAAACCCAAATTCCTGTATAACTCTTGCTTTTGTCCAATAAGTACCATCATCCCTTTTCAGCGGTGGCACATTGATAATTCCAAGAGCTTTATGTATTCTCTGTATACTCTTGTCTTCCAGTGTAGATGCACTGACTCCTGGTGCGTCAATTCCGCATACCTCATGTAAAAACAGGTATAAGATTATACTGTCAAGTCCACCGACAGAAACATGGTAGTTGAGCAATCTTCCATCACATTCACTTGCGAACTCTTCTGCTCTGATCTGTGCATATTTTCTTTTATATTCATATGGCTGCTTTTCTTTCTGCATAAAAGATGCTATCTTTTCGTATGCTCCAATTCGCTCCATACGTTCTTTTACTGATTCCATTTTTTCTCGGAGTAAAGAGCTCTTTCACGCTGGCCAGCAAACCTCTCACTCCTTTCGATTTAGTTTAAAATTTCATCTAAGCAGGCATTCCAACCTGCATCATATCCATCTGAATACTCATCATATCCGTTGTCGTTATGTTCTTTCTCCGGCAGTTCCCGAAGTGGACACCAATCCGGTCTTTCGTATGTTTCAGAATCAACAATTCTTGATACTTCCATAGCCTGGCAACTGTCAATACCTGCATCCGCGTTACAATACAAAAAGTTGCAACCAAAACACGATTCCGGCATTTCCATAACCAAAACTGCTTTAGCCATACAATCACCCTTTCTTTTTCTTCTTAGGCTTAAACTTAAAAACATCATTTTTCTGACGGCTTACCATGCTACGATAGCCGTTCATTTTACTGGTTCTGCTTTTACTCATACCTCACACTCCTTTCGGTTTCTCGCACCGCTCAAATTCAATTACCCACACCCACGGATTAGCATTCCAACCATATCGGTCAAGGTCGGATTTCTTGATGGTGCTGTTCCAAAGAGTCGAAAACGCATATCTTTTTTCTTCTCCATTCAACACATGAGGATATTCCACCTCTACACCCTCTCTGCTAATCTGCTCAGATGTTATATCCTGCAACCGCTCCACCCTCACATCCGTCACCTTAAGCCAGATACGTGCCGCTTCTTTCGGCATATGAATTGATGGTTTCCATTTAGTAACATCGGCTATATCATCTTTCTGCCAATCTTCGTAGTAATAGTATCCGTTCGGCGCCTTTTTCCATGTTTCCCGGACATACAGGATATCGCCCGACTCGCAAGGCAACTTAAAGAATATCCCTTTATACCCATCTGCAAATGTACCTCTACACGATATGTACCCTTTAGGTGTAAAAGCGGTATACCCCCATACTGCATCATCAGGAATATAGCCTTTTACACTTCTTCTCGTTGCACCTTTTCTTCCCTCCAGAATCGCCCGAACCATTTCGGTATTGAATAAAATCGGTTTAATTGACATCTACTCCACCGCCTTTCACAATCTCGATTGCATCGTTCCAAGCGTTATATACCCACTCAGATGCACACCCGAATGCCGTACCTTTGTTTTCATTCAGTCGTCTTAACGCATCCATTCTTCTCTTTTCCAACTGCTCCACAACCTTGTCCGGGTCGTAGATCTTACTCTCTGCGAATGCATTTTCCATCATCTCTGCGGTTTCCTGCTCATAGTTACCACAGCATGTACACATATCCGCAAGACAACGCTGGAATAACTCTGCAAATTTGTCCGCAGTATAATCCTTTTCAAATTCTTCCGGAATCTCAATCATAATCCGCATCGTTCGCCCTCCTATACTCATAATAAATCCTTATCCATCCAATAGCTTTATCGTTGCTGTCGTAAACTCTCGCATAATCGTAGTTTGCGTATTTTGGAACGAATGGTTTAATTTTCTGATACCATATCATCGTTCGCCCTACTGTTCCAATCTGTAGTTGCTTTCGTTCGCTCGTCTTTCCCTGTTCTGATTCCTCCGTCCTGATCCATATACATCTCACATTCATAGCTTTTTGGAAGTTCTATTCCGCATTTCATACATTTGATTTTGAACATTACCCCAACAGCCGAATGTGATGACTTATTTGTAATTGTTAAGAACATTGCGTTTCCACCACAGAACGGGCATGGCTTTAATTCTTCACTCATTCTTCACCGCTCCTTTCAATTTCCCTGCCGCATACAGGGCAGAATTTAGACATTTCAATTCGAAACGCATCTGTTCCGAAATCATATCCGCAACGCTCTGTAACTCCATCAATTATCCGAGTTTTTTCATTGTTTCGTTCCATAGCTGCTTGGTATTCTTCCGGTGTGCCGATTGCACGATACTGCTTAACTTCTTCCGATACTAATGCCATTTGACATAGTTCTTTATAATTTTTTTCTTTATCATACTTAACTTCTGTGAATGGTTTATCCAACAGAACACA